GTAATCAAGCCAACATACGAAGAGATTACAGCTATTTTAACTCAGAAAGAGGGAAAAGAATGAAACCAGAAAAAAATGATAGCATAAACAAGCTAAGTCACTACCAAAGTTCAAAAGGTCTTGAAGGTATTGAAGTGATTGACAACTTCATTGGCAATCTGTCAGGTAAGGCAGCATGGTGCTGGGGCAATGCTATTAAGTATATGTTAAGATTCCAGAAGAAGAATGGTCTTGAAGATCTGAAGAAAGCCAGAAAGAATCTCGACTGACTTATCGAGGAAATAGAGAACGAGCAGACACAATTGAGGAAAAACTATCGTAGAACATAGACGATAATGGCATTAAAAAAAGCCAAGGCGCTCTCTGCCTCAGCTATAATTAACACAATATTATTATACCACAAAGGAGATAGAGAGTGAAGGCTAAAGAGCTTTTAAGCGAATTGCAGAATCTTGACATGGATATCCAGAGTCGTATCGACGAAATCAACGAACTTGAGGCTGGCCTGCTCTCAAGTCCAAAGTGGGCCGAAGCTAAAGTAAAAGGTGGGCAGACTAGAAAAGTTGATGATGTGTACGCTCAGTTGATTACGATGAAAGACGAAATTGAGAAAGATACCAATGTTGTAATCAATCGTAAATTGGAGTTGGGTCGCATGATCAACAAGCTGACCAATCCTAAGCACAGAACAATCCTGAGGATGACTTATATCAATAAAGGCACAGCTGATAGTATTTGTTACGATTTGAAAATGAGCCGTACAACCTATTACAGATTGAAGAATGAGGCAATTTTAGCCTTAGAAGAAGTTATCTGATGCCATAAGTTCAAAATGGGACTATTTGGGACGGCACGGTTCTGAAATTTTGATAGAATGGTAGTATCAAATGTTAGGGCGTTTGGTATCTCCTTTATAGATTCGAGGCTTCGGCCTCTTTATGGCGGTGAAAAAGGATTTGGCAGTTTTATCATGTTGCTCCCTCAAAGCTGCATTCGGTTCGATACCGGACATCGCCGTTAAGACTACACAAAAATAAAAAAGAAAGTATTTCAAAATAGATTTCTGATTAACAAGAAAGTCCGTAGTCAGCTTGCAGTAAGAACATAGCTTAAGTGGTAGAGCGGTAGACTTTTAATCTATTGGTTGCAGGTTCGAGCCCTGTTGTTCTTATGAGAGGTCTTACGAAGGGTCACACATTGTGTGGCTTTTTGATTTTTTAAGAAGTGGAGGTGATGGAAAGTTGAATGAATTGACGATAAAACAAAAGAGATTTGCAGATGAGTACATTATCTCAGGTAATGCGACGGAAGCTTATAAGAAAGCGGGTTATCGTGTTTCTAGCGATAGAGTGGCAGGGGTTGAAGGCCATAAGTTACTAAAGAATCCTAAGATTAAAAGCTATATAGATGAACGGTTGAAACAACTTGATTCTGAAAAAATTGCAGATCAACAAGAAGTCCTTAGTTACCTAACTTCAGTCATGCGTGGAGAAATGCAAGAACAGACGTTGATAAGCATCGGAGAATTAGGTCAAACGATTACAGATATAGACATAGGAGCCAAGGACAGAATCAAGGCTGCTGAACTTTTGGGTAAACGACACAGGCTTTGGACAGATAAACAAGAAATCACTCAACGAACTATCGAAATCAAGGTAGGTGATTGGGATGCTGACGAAGAGTAAGCCTAAAATCGAGATAGTCATTGACTATCCAAGCAGAGTCTTCAATAAGCATATCTATGACAAACTGACGGACTATTCAACCTTTACTGAGGTCCATTATGGCGGAGCTTCAAGTGGTAAAAGTCATGGTGTCATTCAAAAGGTTGTATTTAAGACCTGTCAAGATTGGAAACATCCACGCAAAATACTTTTTTTGCGTAAAGTGGGGTCGACAGTTTATGACTCGATTTTTGAAGATGTGAAGCAATGTTTGGATAATTGGCAGTTACTTGATAAATGCAAAGTTAATAATTCGGCTTATCGTATAGAGTTACCAAACGGCGCACAGTTTATTTTCAAAGGGTTAGACAATCCAGAGAAAATCAAGTCAATAAAAGGTGTATCAGATGTGGTCATGGAAGAGGCTTCTGAGTTCACGCTAGACGATTACACGCAGCTTACGCTTCGTCTCAGGGATAAGAAGCACAAGCAGAAACAAATCTTCTTGATGTTTAACCCAGTTTCAAAAGTCAACTGGACCTACAACGCTTTTTTTGTTAAAAAGCCAAAAAACACGGTTGTTTATCATACGTCATACAAGGATAATCGTTTTTTAGACCAGGTCACAATCGAGAATATCGAAGAACTGGCCAACAGGAATGAAGCGTACTACAAGATTTACGCTCTGGGTGAGTTCGCAACTCTGGACAAGCTAGTCTTTCCAAAGTATGAGAAACGATTACTGAATAAAAGCGAATGGGAGCATTTGCCTGCTTATTTTGGTCTTGACTACGGTTTTATCAATGACCCGTCAGCTTTACTTCATGTAAGGATAGACGATGTTAACAAGCATTTATATGTTGTTGAGGAGTTTGTAAGAAAAGGATTAACGAATGACAAGATCGCAGAAAGTATCAAGGCCCTTGGGTATGCCAAAGAACAAATCAGAGCAGACTCAGCTGAAAAGAAATCGAACCAAGAATTGCGAAATCTTGGAATCCCTCGGGTTATTGATGTGCAGAAAGGTCCTGGCTCGGTTATGCAAGGGATCCAGTATCTCTTACAGTACGACTGGATAGTCGATGAGCGGTGTGTGAAGCTGATTGAAGAGCTCGAAAATTACACTTGGAAGAAGGACAAAAAAACAAATGAGTATATCAACGAGCCGGTTGATAGTTACAACCACTGCATAGATGCGATCAGGTACGCTTTGCAAGATAGAATTTTACAAAGCAAATCAACACAAGACCGCATGAGGAATGCGTCTTATTATTTTAGGAGGTAAAATTGGAAGTTAAATTTTTAAATGGTACTCGCTTTGACAGTAGATCGAACGAGCACTTTATGATGATGACAGAAGACTTCGAAGCCATCGAATACGGTTCTGATAACTGGATTGAACAGCTAAAACGATATGTAAATCGTCATAAAGCAGAACAACAACCAAGGCTGAAAGAGCTGAAACGATATTACAAAGGCGACAACAACATTAAATACAGGGCTGCTAAAACAGACGAGACTGCTGCAGACAATCGCATTTCTAGTGATTTTGCAAAGTACATCACCATTTTTGAACAAGGTTACATGCTGGGAAATCCAGTCGAGTATAAAAACGAAGACGAAACAATACTTGAGCATATCAAGGATTTTTCAGCAAAAAACAATGAGAAGAAACATAACTCTTCCATCAAAAAAGATTTGTGTGTGTACGGTCGTGCTTATGAGCTTTTGACAGTCACAGAGCGCGATAGCAAAGCGTGGGTTAAATTGTATAAGCTCAGCCCAGAGCAGACTTTTGTCATTTATGATGATACGTATGAGCAAAACTCGCTCATGGCCATAAACTACTACGATGTCGATTATGGTGATAGCAAGCGCAAGACGATTATCAAAGTCTATACAAAGGATCGCATTTATAGCTACGAGTGGAAGTCCACGGATAGCGACAAAATGGCGCTCAAGGACGAGCAAGAGCATTACTTTAAAGCTGTACCAGTCAATGAGTACAGCAACAATGAGGATCGTTTAGGCTCTTATGAGTCGGTTTTGGACAACATCGATGCTTACGACTTATCACAATCTGAGCTTGCTAATTTTCAGCAAAATAGCAACGACGCAATTCTGATGATCAAAGGAAATCCGTACACAGGAGCAGAAGAGAACGACTTTTTTGAAAATGGACAAATCAATCCAAATGGTCGTTTGTATGTGTCGCAAGCTTACAAGAAAGCGCAGGTCCTTATCTTGGATGATAATCCAAACCCGGGTGGAGCAACTCCAGATGCAGGCTATTTAATCAAGTCGTATGATAGCCAAGGTGCAGAAGCATACAAGCAACGCCTTGTGAATGATATTTTGCGTTTTACATTTACACCTGACACGCTAGACAACAGCTTTGCTGGTACACAATCGGGCGAGTCGATGAAATATAAGCTCATGGCTAGCGACAATTACAGAGAGCAACAAGAAGATCTATTTGAAGCCGGGCTTATGCGTCGATTGCGTTTGGCAGTAAACATCTGGAAAATCCAAGGTAACGAAAATACAGCCTACGAACTCATCAATGAAACTTCGGTAGTCTTTAGTCCGAACGTTCCACAAAATGAAAAAGAAATCGTTGAGATGATTAAGTCCTTGTACGGAATTGTCAGCGATCAGACTATTTTCGAATTATTGAATCAAGTTACGGGTGTAAATGCTGCCGATGAAATCAAGCGTTTGAAAGAGCAAGAAGACTTGGAGCAACCAGAACCACGGTTAGAACCAATAAATGAGGTGGTCGATGATGAGCAAGAAGCCGAACCAAAACCATCTTGATTACTGGTCAGGTCGCTCAGATGAAATTTTTCGCTATCTAGACCGAAAAGATATTGATTTTTTTGCTGAATTAAATAAGATCTATCAAGAGCAAGCTAACGAAATGCAAAAAGATTTTTATGATTTTGTTAGCAAGTATTCTGAAAGTGGCTCAATGAGCTATCAGGAAGCGCTACAACGCTTGAAGGGTACTGACCTGTCAGATTATCGGGAGAATGCCAGAAAGTATCGTGAGCAAGCCGAGAAAGACCCAGAATTGCTTAAAAGATTGAATGAACAATATGCATCTTCTAGGGCGACGAGGTTAGATGCTTTGCAGTTAGATATGCTTTTTCGTGCAGGTATCGCAAGAGGAATCATTGCCGAGAAGTTTGAAAGCTATTTGCAAAAAATGGCTCTCATGGGCTATAAAAAAGCCATGAACGGTCGGACTGGTACAATCAACGAACCAGCACTAAAAGAATTGGTCAGAACTCCATTTAATGGCTACAACTATAGTCAGCAATTATGGGGTAATACAGACAATCTTGTCAAGGATTTGAAAAAAGTTTTAAAGACTGGTTTTGTCCGTGGAGATCATCCTCGAACAATGGCGCGTGATTTGGCACAGAAATATAAAGTGGCCAATAGCCGAGCTGAAACGCTCATTCGAACAGACGGAACGATGATTGTCAATCGTTCCGCTATCCAACGTTATAAGGATGCGGGGCTTAAATACTATCGAATATTGGTTCATCTGGACAATCGGACAACTGAAATCTGCAAGAGAATCCATGCAGAAGATAAGCGGTATTTGATTGATGAAATGCAAGCTGGAGTAAACGCTCCGCCTTTTCATTTTAACTGTCGGTCAGGTGTGATACCGGATGAGGGAGAATTGAACGGAAGTGTTGAAAATAATTCGGATGAGGTGTATAATTTAAGTATGAGAGGTGATACAGCCGAATACTACAGCAAACAACTTTTGGATCGAATTTCAAAGATAGAGCCCAAAATTACAAGCGATATGCAACGTATTGCTGGCGAAAATAAACTCGTTGGTCTTGAATTTCGAAAGAAAACGGCTGAGTCGTTGGCTCGTAAAATTACAACAGATAGCCAAACTGAAAATATAAGTTTATCAAAAGCTGCAAATAAAATTAACGATGCTTTGCGGTATACAACTATTTTCGATTCCGATACTTTTGCAAAAGAGTATTTAAAGATGAAACAGGAGCTTATTACAGAGGGTTATAAAGTTGTTAAAGTAAAAAACACTTGGCTAATAGATGGACCATATAAAGGTGTGAATACAGTCGTTGAAAAAGATGGTATCAACTTTGAAATGCAGTATCATACTCAGGAAAGTTTCGACTTAAAAAATGGTTCATTACATGAACTCTATGAGAAGTATCGTGATACGAATACATCTGATCGAGAACGCATGAAATTATTTAAAGAAATGCTTGATTTAAGCAATGGGCTTGAGATTCCTAAAAATATAGAGAGGGTGAAGTGATATGAAAGATATTAAATATTACCACACAACGACGAACAATGCTCAAGTGCTTCGTTTGATTAATGGTGTCATGCAAGTTTTTGACATTGAGAAAAAATGGGTTGATAGCATTGATTGGTTTAATAAAATCTTTTTCAATGACTTTACGGATTTTGAAGAAATTTCAGAAAATGATGCATTTGCTTATATTGGCAGGATGGTAGCAGCATGATTGATATTGCCTTAGCTATTGCTAAAAAAGCACATGCAGGACAGGTAGATAAAGCGGGTGTTGATTACATACAGCACCCTCTCTATGTGGCCAGCCAAGTCAAAACTGAACAAGAAAAAACTGTCGCTCTTTTGCATGATGTGATTGAGGATAGTGATGTAACTGCTGATGATTTATTGGCGTCTGGTTTGTCAAATGAAGTTGTTACAGCGGTACAAATTTTGACAAAGAAAAAAGGTCAAAGTTATCAAGAATATCTTGAAAAAGTGAAATCAAATAATCTAGCAAGAATTGTAAAACTTGCAGATTTGAAACACAATTCAGATTTATCACGTTTGAAATCTGTTACCAATACAGACTACGAGCGTGTTAAAAAATATAAAAATGCAATTCGTTACTTAAGCACTTAGAATAGTCTAGGCGCTTTTTTGTTGCCCAGAAAGGAGATAAAATGTTTATTTGGAATTTGGTATCTATCACAGCAGGTGTAATCGTCCTGCTCGTTTTATTAGTTGTAGGCTATTCAATTATCAGTGGGATGATTGATGGGATCAAAAAAACAATGAAAGAAGGTGATCCAGAGTCTTGACTTGCAGGAATAGACTGCTATAAATCACTGAATCGAAGAAAGGAACAGAAAAGTGGAAGATCGGAAAGAAAGATTTAGAAAAGAATACCACGAATTGAGAGAACGATTCCAAAAGTTAGATATGATGATTGATCAATACGAAAAAGGACAACTAGAGTTTGAACCGAAATGTCCAATTGATTTGTTAAAAGGTCAGCGTTCGACTATGTGGAATTATTTAAAAATTCTAGAACAACGTTCAAAAATTGAAGAAATTAAACTATAAAATCTAACCGTATGGAATCTCGTACGGTTTTTATATTGTCCAAACTGTACCGATGACGATAAAAGCTGTACTGTTCCGTCGCCGGACGTAAAACGAGATTATCGAGTGGCGACGTAATCGCTGGAGGACAATCATGTCAGAAGAAATCAACGGAACTGTATCTACTGAATCAACTGAGACTGTCGACACTCAGAGCGAGACAGTAGAAACAGAATCAAATGCAGGTAGCGAGAAGCACGAACGCACTTTTACTCGCGCTGAAATCGGGAAAATGTTAGCTGCTGAACGCTCAAAATGGGAAGCTGAACAAGCTACAGCGCTCGAACAGGCTAAAAGCGAAGGTGAACGACTAGCAAAGCTGACTAAGGACGAACGCGCTAGAGAAGAAGAAGCGAAACGAATCGCTGAATTGGAAAAGCGTGAGCAGGATATAGCCGAGCGTGAGATGAAGCTGGCCACTCAATCTCTTTTAGCAGATGAAGGGTTACCACAAGAGTTTTTGGATCATGTGCTGGCTCCGACGGCTGAAGAGGTGAAAGCTAAAATCACAGCTTTGCGAACTGTATTTGATAGCGAAGTTGAAAAGCGTGTGAACGAACGACTGGTTCAGAGCGCGCCTCGTCGTGGTACTACAACAGGAATCACGAAAGAACAAATTATGGCAATTGAAGATACTGACAAGCGTCAGGCTGCGATTGCTGAAAATATCAATCTTTTTAGAAAGGGCTAGAATATGGCTGAACAAAAATTAACTACTATGGCTAACTTGGGCGAAATCAAGTCTATTGATTTTGTCAACAAGTTTTCCAAAAATATCAATGACTTGTTGACACTTTTGGGCGTCACACGTCGTCAGGAACTTACAAATGACCTCAAGATCCAGACTTACAAATGGACCGCTGATGTGGATGCAACAAATCCGGGCGAAGGGGAAGACATTCCGCTTTCTCAAATGGTTCGCACTAAAGATCAAGCGCATGAAGTGGCGTGGTTCAAGAAACGTCGTTCTGTCTCTGCTGAAGCAATTGCGCGTCATGGGGCATCCATCGCTATCACGGAAGCTGATACACGTTTGATGCGTGAAATCCAAAACGGAATCAAGGAGCAGTTCTTCACATTCTTGAAAGCTAACCCGACAAAGAACAAGGGTAAAGGCTTGCAAGGTGCGCTTGCGCAAGCGTGGGCAAAAATCGCAACTTTCAACGAATTCGAAGGATCTCCAATCGTTACTTTTGTGAATCCGGTTGATGCCGCTGAATATCTTGGAAACGCTGGTGTAGGTGCTGACGCTTCGAACGTCTTCGGTATGACTTTGCTCAAGAATTTTTTGGGAATGCAAAACGTTATCGTTATGAATGGCGTGCCAGAAGGCAAGGTTTATACAACAGCAATCGAAAACCTTGTGTTTGCTAACTTGAATGTAGCTTCTGGAGACCTAGGTGGATTGTTCGCGGACTTTACAGATGAAACTGGTTTGATTGCAGTTGCTCGTGACCGCGCTTTGAAAAATCTCACTTATGAATCTGTATTCTTCGGTGCTAATGTACTCTTCGCAGAAATTCCACAAGGTGTTGTAGAAACAACTATCGAAAAAGTGGCTCCTTCAGTAGTACCTGGAGGGTAATCAATGACAGCGATTGATAAAACTGAGATTTTGAAAGAAATCAAATTGTTAAAAGGGGTAAGCGATATTGCGCAGGATGACTTGCTGGATTTGATTATCAAAGAAAGTATTGAGCGCATCCTTGCCTTTATCAATCGCTACTCCGAAACATCGATTATCGATATCCCTTATGAAGTATCCTATATCGTTCGCGATGTGGTAGTTAAACGTTTTAATAAGTTGGACTCCGAAGGAGCTAAAGCTGATAGTGAAGAAGGACGTGCTTTTACCTGGGAAGACAATTATTTGTCTGAAGATGATAAGCACGTCCTTATTTCTCTTGCTACGAAAAGGCGAGCTCGAGGGGTCGCACGTTTCATTTAGGAGGTGATTCTATGATTTATAACCAAAGAGTCATCTTAATCAAAGAAGTCGAGCCTAAGGACGATCTTTTTGGAGATACAACTCAAAACGAAACTGGTCCTCTGCCATGTCAGGAAAACTCTCTGACGAATGCAGAACAAATGGGGATTTTTGGGAAGTACAACCTTGATAGCGTTAAACTACATCTTCAAGGGATTCACACGGGTTTCTCAGAGGTCATTTATAAAGGTAAACATCGAATCATCCAAGGTAAGAAACATCACAAAAATAGTACGGTGATTTATCTATGAGCATAACATACCGAGTGAAGGGATTGGATAGATTTCTGCGCGAAACACAGAGAAAAGGTCGACAAGCCCCTATTGCTATCGATAGGGAATTGAATCGTTCCAGTCTACGTGTCGAGCGTTTGGCTAAATTGTACGCTCCTTGGGATACAGGTTGGCTGAGTGAAAGCATATACTCGATGCAAGAAAAAATGCTTGGTTATAAAGTCATTTCGCCTGTTTTTTATTCGATATATGTCGAGTTGGGGACACGGAAAATGGCCGCACAGCCTTTCATGGAACCAGCGATGAGAGAGGAATATCCAAAATTGATGAATAACCTTAACAAAATGTTTAGGAAGTAGGTGACGATGAATTCTCCAACAACCAAACTATTAAATAGCTTAAGAAATAAGTTGGAAACCTTGAATGTTCCAATCCATTTTAAGCTACCTGACGCGTCCGTAGCCGAGCCTTTTTTGGTGATTGGAGGAATTACATCTGATACATCAAAAACAGCGCAGACGGGGCTGATAATCGAAGACAGCACGGTTCAGATTGATATTTACCTGCCTGGTAACAAAAATCGAGCGTATGCTGAAGATATAAAATCGCAAGCTATTCGATTGCTGGGACGTAATACAAGAACTACTTCAACTATATTGATGGATAACTCAATCGGTCGAGAGGTCTATCATATCGTTATCAAGACGACCGAAACAATATTATAAACAAGGAGGTCCTGACTAGATGACTGAAAAAGGACAAGTGAAAATTACAACGGCAAAACCAATCGTTGGTAAGAAGGTGTTCTACTTCATCCAATCGATTCACGCTGAAAAAGGCGAGGGAGCATTGCTTCCTGCTTACCGTACAGACGGAAGCACAAAGCTTGGTGGCGAGTATCAAGATGAGCAAACACAACAAGGTCGCTTGCTTGAAAAATCAAGCGATGAGCACTCAATCGATTTGACTCAATACTTTGCTCCAATGGATCCGTCAATCAACGTTGTCTTAGACGCGCAAGCTAATGGTGAGTCAATTAAGATTTGGCGTGTTATTGTCGATGATAGTGTCAAAACTCAAATTGGCGAAGATCCAAATAAAAAGGATGCTTATCCTGCGAAGTTTGGCTATGCTAAAATCACTGATGATGTTGAGTTCAACGATGGCGTGGAAGAATTCGTTGAGCTTTCATACACAGCTGGAATTGTTGGCCGTTTACAAGACGGAAAATTCCCGCTATCTGCTGAGGAATTGGCTGTGTTGAACAACATCTACGCTTACCAAAACCCAGGCGAAACAACAGGTGACTACGATAACATCCAGCGCTAATCTATCTAAGAAGGGGTGACTGTCAAAGGTCACCTTTTTATTTTGTTTGTAAAAGGAGTATACACACATGGAATTTAATGTTGCAAAAAAAATCGTTGAAATCAAATTTGATTATCGCTTAATGTTCAAAATTGACAAAGATATGGCGACTAAAGATGCAAACGGCCAGTCGGCTGGAAATGGTGTTGGTGCGTTATTCTTCAAAATTGTTAATCGTGACGACCAAGGGATTGTTGATTTGATTCAATATTGTGCAAGTAAAAAAGGTAAAGCAGTATCTGAAGATGAAGCTTTGGCAGCTATTGAAGCACGATTTGAAAAATCGGAAAGTGATGATCCTCAGGAAGAACTATTTCAGGAAATTGAAGAAGAAATGGTGCAGTCAGGTTTTTTCAAGAAGAAGATTTTGAAATATATCGAAAACATGAAACTTGGACAAGAATTGGCACAAGCTCAAGCGGAAGCTGGGGATCAAACAGCAGAAGCTCAAGTCAAAGCAATTTCAGAAATTATTGGCAAGATGGAAAACGCGGTATCTTAACAGAATGCGCTAAACTTGGCCTTACAGACCAAGAAACGATTTTAAATTGCAACAAGTGGGAGCTTGATGCAATTTTGGAGGGGCTTTACTATAGACAAATTGAAAAGCGCGAAGCTCTTTCGGGTCTAGCTCTTGAACTGAGATATACATTGAACGCGAAAAAAGTCGATGCGAAGAAACTCAGTAAAAAGAGAGACAAGGACAAAGTCCGAAGGGTTTTCCATCCTGATAAAAAGAAAGAAATCAAAAACAAAAACGATTTTGTGGCATTGCTTGAAAAAGCGAGCCAGATGTTTGCAAATAGAAATTAGATACAGAAGGAGGTGGATGTATGAGTTTTGATGGTTCTATTTACGCTTATATTGGGGCAGATACTAAAGATTATGAAAAGTCAATGAACGAAATTGTATCAAATACAAAAAAAGCGTTTGATGATGCACAGAAAGCTGCGGTCAATAGTTCGAATCAAATGATTCAAAAAATAGGTCAATTGATGAATGAGCTCGCGACTTCAAATGCTTCAATCGGTCAAAAAATAGGCCAAGGATTCAAAGGTGGTCTGAATATCGCTCTTGGTGAAATCCAACGTATTGCATCCAATATTGGGCAGCGTTTGCCAGAGCCCATACAAGCGGGTTTAGCAAAAATAGCACAAGCATTCACTAGTTTAAATTCTAAAATTTCAAGTGCTTTATCTCCAATTTCAAATAGATTTTCACAATTAGGAGGCACGATAGGAAATGCCTTTAATTCCGCTTTAGGAAAAGTAAATAATTTTACAAATCAAGTTGGTAACACGTTAGGTGGCAAGCTGATCAGCAAAGTCAGCACTTTATCTAGCAAAATTTCAAGCGGACTTGGCAATGCTTTTCAACAAGCGGGTAGTAAAGCTACTAACGCTTTGATGGGGATTGTGAATCACACAAATCAAGCGGCATCTGCTACAAGCAATCTTATCAAGACAGCTCTTGGTATTTCGGCAGCATACACAGGATTTAATTTCATCAAGAATGCAATCGGTGGTGCGATTACCAAATCGGCAGACTTTGAAGCGCGTATGAGTAGCATTAAGGCTGTTACTGGTTCTAGTGCTGACGTCATGAAACAATTTCATGATGCGGCAATTAAAGCGGGTGCTGATACAGCATTTTCTGCAACTGAAGCAGCAGATGCTATTGAAGAGTTGGCAAAAGCTGGAGTATCTACAAAAGATATATTAGATGGTGGTTTGACAGGTGCCTTGAATCTAGCAACCGCTGGGGAACTTGACCTGAAAGAAGCTGCGGAAATTGCTTCAACTGCCTTGAACGCGTTCAAACGTGACAACCTCAGTGTGGTAGATGCAGCGAACCAATTAGCAGGCGCTGCTTCAGCGACAGATGTCCACGAATTGAAATACGGACTTTCCATGGTCGCTCCAGTCGCTTCAGGTTTAGGTCTGTCATTCCGCGACACTACAAACGCTCTTGCAGTATTTGCTCAGAATGGTCTAAAAGGTTCTGACGCAGGTACATCTCTAAAAACAATGTTGATGAACTTACAACCTCAAACAAAAGGGCAATACCTTGCTATGAAAAGGTTAGGGATCATCACAGAAGATGGTGCGAATAGATTCTTTACTGCAGAAGGTAAAATCCGCTCATTCGCAGAGATTTCACAAGTTTTACAAGATAGTTTGAGCGGGTTGACGCAACAGCAACAACAACAAGCGCTTAAAACTTTGTTTGGTACTGATGCGGTTCGTGCTGCAACTATCGCAATGAACGAGGGTGCAGATGGTGCCAATAAAATGCAAGCAGAAATCAGCAAGGTTACTGCTGCGCAGGTTGCTGCCGAAAAGCTTAACAACTTAAAGGGTGCTGTTGAAGGTCTAAGCGGGTCGTTTGAGACTCTACAAATCAAGCTCGGAGAATCCGTCTTGCCACTCTTTACTACGATTGTAAAATACGTGGATAAGTTAGTTGATAAATTTGGCCAATCTAAAGCACTTCAAAATTTCACTGATGCAATGGCGAACATCAATCCAGTCTTAGACCATTTCTTGAATGGTACGAAGTTAGCTGATGGTGTCATGGATAAATTCACTAGCTCTATGGCATCAGCCGCACCTATTTTAAGCCTGGTCGGCGGATTGCTAGCTTTTGGTCCTGCTACTAAGGGCTTGACAAAATTGACAGGTATATTAGGTGGCTTAGGTGGTAAGATTGGTGCTTTTGGATCAATTTTAGGTAGCGGCTTTAGTTCAGCGTCTGGATATGTAGAGCTATTTGCATCTAAACTTAGCGGTTTGCCTGGTGTTTTAGGTAATGCTGCCTCAAAAGGGTTGTCTGTTGTTTCAATGATGTCGCAAGGCATCGCGTCGGTCATGAGTGTAGCTTTGGCTGCTATCGGACCTGCTGCAATCCTTGGCCTCGTCGTGGCTGGTTTGGGTATCATCAACAATCAGTTTGGCACCCAGATAGACCAATTGCTAAATACAGTAACCACAAAAGGCCCTCAAATCATTCAAAATCTTGTCTCAGGTATAACAAGTCAAATTCCTGCTTTGATAGCATCAGGAGCGGATTTAATTGCTAAATTTGCTAGCGCTTTTGCAACTATGTTCCCTGTCTTGGTACAGGCTGGTGTTGATTTGATTGGTAGTTTGGTTCAAGGAGTAGGACAAAATGCTACATCTCTAATCAGTTCAGCAGTGACTGTGATTGGAACATTTGTGCAGTCTATTGCTAGCGCACTTCCGCAGTTGCTTGGTATGGGTGTTGAATTACTAGCAAATCTAGTGCAAGGCGTTCTTAATAATCTTCCACAGATTTTACAGTCAGCTCAACAGGCAGTGGCGACATTCTTGACTGGTCTTGGCCAACAAATGCCACAGATTATCCAAAATGGAATCCATATCCTACAAAATCTAGTAACTGGTATCGTCCAATCATTACCAACAATTTTGCAAATTGCAGTACAGGTTATCACATCCTTTATCCAAGGATTGGTATCTAACTTGCCTGCAATAATTCAGGGCGGTATCCAGCTAATCGTGTCTCTCGTAACAGGTTTGATTCAAAACTTGCCACAAATCATAGCTTCAGCAGCTCAAATTGTATCTTCCCTTGTTTCTGGATTGATACAAGCAACGCCTCAACTGATCCAGGGCGGTCTGCAACTGATTGCTCAATTAGTTGTCAGTTTAATTTCAGGTTTGCCGAAAATTCTTGAAGCTGGTGCTAAAATTATCTTTGAACTAGGTAAGGCGATGTTAACAGCTGTTCCTGAAGCAATTAGTGGAGTTGTTTCAGCAGTAGGAGATTTCTTCGGTGGTATGTGGGATTTTGTCACCGGAAAAACAACCGAAGGAAGCGAAGTTGTTAAGGCTAAGACGACAGAAATGTCAGATCATGTTTCTGCTAAAACATCAGAAATGTCGACGAATGCAACCTTGCAGGCGCAATCTATGCAAACGAATGTCGGCCTTTCTATGGATGCAATGAACCTTGATACTCAAACCAAGGTTAATACTATGAGTACAAATGTCGATACAAGCATGCAAGGACTTGCAGCGGCTGCCGGTACCAACATGCAGACATTGAGCAGTAATGTATCCACAAATATGCAACAAGCCCAAGCAACTGCAACGACTGAATCAGCCACTATGAATGCGAATGTCACTAGCAATTTAAGTGGATTAAATATAAGTGCTAGTTCATATTTACAGGCACTTCAAACAGATTCAAATACTGCGTTCCAGACTGTTCAAAGCAACGCAAGTGCTATTTCTAGCAGTACAGCAGCTGCTGTTTCGGGTAACTATAGTACCATGAGTGGAAACGCGACAGGTTCAGCAAATAGCATGCAGGGATCTACTACCTCGGCATTTTCTACTATGCAGTCTAATGCCGAAAGTAGTTCTCAAGCAGTTGCGAATGCTGTCACAAACAACTTCAAGAATGCTGAAACCGCTGCGACAAATGCCATGAATGGTGTTTCTAAGGCTGTTACAGACGGCATGAATAAAGTTGACCAAGCTGCAACTTCGGGTGGGAACAAGATGACTCAGACATTCGACAGTGCTCTGAATAAGGTCAAGAGTTATGTCCAACAGGGAATGTCTGCCGTCTCATCTGCTTTTAATAGCGGAATGAATCAAGCTGTCAGCGTTTCATCTTCTGCAAATAGTCAAATTGTGAGTATCTTCAATGCACTAGCTAGCCATCTGTACTCTGTCGGTGTCCATGCAGGTTCAGGTCTCTATAATGGATTAGCAAGCATGGCTGGTAGTCTTTACTCACTCGCATATTCAATCGCTTCTAATATTGCAAGTGTGATGCGTTCTGCTCTGGATATTCATTCTCCATCTCGAGTGATGAAATCCATTGGTGGATTCACAGGCGAGGGAATGTATATCGGTATGTCTGATTGGGTGCGCAGAATCAACGGTGTTGCGAAACAGTATGCGATGGCGATTACAGACCAAAGTTATGGCGTTGATAGCTTGATTACGACTTCAGCCAGCGTGAATAATACTGGTCTGAAATCAAGCTTGGAAAATCTAAGTGATGATGTGAAGAATTCTCAATTATCAAATGCTACATTTGAAATCCACAACGAAATTGTGGGCGACAAGATTTACACGTCTGTTAAAGAGCGAGAAGCTCGTGATCGTATCAAAGACGATTACTTTGTTTATGAATAGGAAGGTTACGAAATGGATTTACTGATTACACATGCTAATGCTGAGACTAAATTATCTCAGCTCGGCATTTATAACATTAAAATTGTTGATAGTACGCCTTCTATTGAGGTAGACAGGCGGACGGTTAAAGGGCGCAGCGGATATATCCATGACGGGATCACCTTGCGCCAAAAAACAATTAAAGTTTCTGGAAGGTTGGCAGTTGCCAGCCTTTCTGCATTTATGGAAAAACAAGATGAGCTTGCAGGTTGGCTTTATGGAGATGAACCTTATTTCATCACTAAAATGCACCCAGTACAAGATGACTTGTATGGATTTGAGCTACCTGGAGCTAAAACAGGGGATTTAAACCTTTTAGATATTCCTCACACTGCTTGGAAGTATCGATATAAGGTGCATCTCAGCAATGAAATTGATTATAACTTTATCGGTAAATCAACAGCAGGTATGAAATATAACATTTCTTTTGAACTAGTGACTGCTGAGATGCCATTTGGTGAAACTGTACCTCGAGACATTGTTTTGACTGGAGGAGTTATTCCATATAGGGGAACAGCAACTCTCAGCCAGCTAGAAGTGCCTTATGTAGTCGAATTGACTGCAAGCGCTAGCCAAACAAACTTCTTTTTGGAAATTGATGGCAGACGTTGGGTTTATAATCATACTTCAACACCGATTAAAGAAGGCGATAAATTGCGCTTGTCCGGTGTCGAAAATGTAATTTACAAAGGCATAGCATTGCCGGATTTGAACATTAACATTCGAACAAATTATGAATATTTTGTCATTCGACCAAATCCGCAGAAGCAAGTTCGTTATTCTACTGATTTTAGAGGGACGATCAAAATTCTAGGTTTTAAAGAGCTATATAAGTAAGGAGGTGATAGATTGATTACATTTGTCGATGAAAAAGGTATAGAGCATAGTGCTCTAGTTGCTTACTCTGTAACTAATGCGGTCAATGGTGAATTGTCTGTGAAAGGCACAATCTATACCAATGATAAAGGCTTGCACGGTATAGGTCGAGGCTGGCGTTTTCGTTTAGATGATGAGTATTTTCGTATTACTTACGCAAAACCTAACGACACAGGGAGACAGATTGAGGTCGAATTTGATGCAGTTCATCAATTCTTCTACGACATGTCAAAATCTATGGTTTACACTACTTTGAATGGCTCAAAACCATTTGAAACTTACCTACAAGCGATCTTTTCAGATAGTGGCTATACTTACAATTTGGAAACAACAGTCGGGTCTATTCGAAAAGAAAATTTTGGGAATAAGTCTCGACTGTCACTTTTCAACGACATTATCAAGGCCGCTGGTCTTGAATTTTCTGTCCGTGGACATGTCATTCGAATCTTAAAACGAATCGGGACAGACTTATCATCTATCGTTCGTAAAGATTTCAATATGAATGAGTTGAAAATCGAAAAGAACATCAATAGTTTTGTGACGTACCAACGCGGTTTTGGTGCTTGGAAAAACGATGAAGATCATTCAAAAGGTCGTTATGAAACAGAGTATGAGAGTCCATTAACCAAAATATACGGACGCATTGAAGCGGAACCTATAATAGACGAACGTTATAAAGAAACAGGTAAACTTTTTGAGCGTCTAAAAGAAAATGTAGATAAGTCGTACAAGGTTTCTGTTGAAATTGATATGGAAGACTTAACCCAAGTTGGTTATAAAATTAGTCGCCCGCTTCCTGGTGACTACATCATGGCTATTAACGAAACATTAGGATTTCGTCAAAAAGTCCGTATCGTGTCGCTAACTAGTGAATATGATGTAGGTGGTAACTTAATTAGTAGAAAAGTTGTCTGCAATGATATTGGAACGGTTCAGCGTACAACAAGTGAAATTAGTCATTTATCACGTACGCTAACTGATTCAATAGAAGGGAGCGAACGTGCCTTAAAAACGGCCACAAGAGCTTTAGTGTCTGCAGATGGAAAAAACACGAATTACTTTGGAGATGTGAAGCCTTTAGACGTACCAAAAGGGACATTGAGAAAAGGTGATCGCTTATTTTTGACTGTAGGAGACAAAAAACAACTGTACTTTTGGAATGGCGCAGAATGGGAACTGGAACCGACAGAATTTGATCACGAGAAATTCGATATGGAATTCAATCGAAAATCTCAAGAAATCCAAAAAACTATCCAAGAAGCAAGACAAAAAGCCGAAGAAGCTTTGAAAAGCGCTGGCGCCAGCAATTTACTTGCTGAGGAGGCCAAACGGATTAGTGAGCGAGCAAAAGCTCAAATCGACAATCTAAAATCATCATCGCAGACCGCTATTGAGCAGATTGAAAATTTCAAAACTCAGTATGGCACGAAACTGAATGAGTTAAAGAGCACTGCAGACGGTCTGTCTACTAAAATGGGCGTGATTGAGACCTACATCAGCAATGATGGTCAGCGTCAGGAAGAGTTGAAGCGTTATGCTAGAACGGAGAGCGCTAGTCAAGTCAGCGCAGTCCGTGAGCATATATCCAGAGACTACGTTGGTAAAAATACTTTCCAAGAAAGCGTTCAGGGTGTCGAAAGACGCTTGGAAAGTTTCTCGCTTGGAACAAGTGGGAATTTGCTAAAGAATAGTAATGACGGATTCTACAACCAACATGACAAGAGGTATAGGCTTGTTGAAACCTTACAAGTCAATCAGACCTATACTCTTGTTACCAAATACTGGAACGGAGAGAATGCGACAGGTCATACGTTTTTTGACGGAGTCGATTGGAGAAGATTGAATTATAACCAAGCGATAGATGCTTGGATGGTGCAATTTACTCCCACCAAAGAAATTCCAGCTGGTACTGAAATTACTTTGTCTTCGGACCCTGCTGACTCAAAAGGTAATATGGACTGGGCGACACTAGTCCGTGGCGCTATTCCTTTAATACACTGGCAACCAGCGAAAGGTGATGTAGAGGAAGGTGTCACACAAAAACTAGCTGAATACAAAGAGACGGTAGACGGTCGTTTTGCCACAATTTCTAGTCAAATCGATAATAAAGCTAATCAATCTGATTTCCAAAGCGTCAAAGAGACTAGTCAACTCTATGAGCGTATCATCGGTAGGAATGAGAACGACATCTCTAACAAGGTCGCTCGCATGGCTCTGACTAATCAACTATTTCAGGTTGAGGTTAGCAAGTACAGTCGACAAGGTGGACCTAATCTTATAAAAAATAGCGGAAATCCACAAGATAACAAAGATTGGGGTTATTGGGAGATTGGTCAAAATCCTGCTATTCGTGTCGGAACACATGATTTTTTCTTTAAAAATAAAAGAAATCTATTTTATATCGTCAACGAAACTAGAGAGGCTGTTCCAACTTCGACCATTCGTTTTCCTCTAAAAAGAAATACAGTCTATTCAGTAGCCTTGACTGTATTTAATACTTGGAATATGAAAGGCGCGACCATCTATTTCTTAGGTAAAAAAGCAGGGGAAAGCCAGTCATTTACAAGAATAGAAACGTTGGTTGATAACACTAAGTTTTCATCAGATGAAGCAGTTAGAAAGAATTATACGTTTAATTCAGGAGAATGCGATGAAGGTTTTATTCGTATTGACAATAATGGAACGACTGATAGTGATGTTGCAACACTCTTATTTGGAGATGTGGATGTTTACGAAGGAACAGTGACCCGACCTTGGCAACCATCCCCAGAGGACGATAACGAAGCTGTTCGCTCGGTTCAAAGCCAACTAGATGGTTCGTGGGCTATCCAGAACTTGACTAGTGCAGGTTCTATCGTCTCACAAATCAATGCGACTAACAATCAAATCCTGATTGAAGCTGAAAAAATTCGGCTGAAGGGTAAGACCTTACTTGATGAGTTGACAGCTATTCAAGGTTACTTCAAGCGGTTATTTGTCGGCGAGGGTACATTCGCTAAACTGAATGCTGAGATTATCGGCTCAAAGACTATCACAGCTGACAAGCTGATTATGGACCAGGCCATGGCTCGGTTGTTCGTTTCAAGCGACATCTTCACAGATACGCTTGCTGCTAAAGAAGCCTTTATCAATAAACTACGGTCTGTTGTTGTTACTGCAACCTTGCTTGAAGGTTATAAAGGGCGGATTGGTGGATTCCAGATTGGTACACATGATAATGACCCAAGTTCATTCTGGTTAACTGGGTTAGACCAGTTCAAGGTCGGTATGAGTAACGGTAGGGGTCGAGAGTTCCAGACAGCTTTTTGGGCAAATTGGGGAAATGATTGGGGAAAACCAGGGCTTTTGTCTTGGTACGTCACGCTTGAAGGTGAAATGTACTGTCATAATAATGCGGCATTTCACAGAGTAGTTGACTTTTCAAGCGCCAGCTCGGTTAATTTTTATGGTGACAATTCGTTTCATAAAGATATCTATATGCGTGGTGGCACTGAAATTTACGGTACAGGTTCAACCCCTCGAAGCAACGGGCAAAATGCGGTTGTTTGGTGGAACCAAATTGGAGATGGAACGGTTAAATACTGGATTGATAATGTTTCAGACAGACGTTTGAAACGAAATATTGTTGATACTGATGTTAATGCTCTTAATAAAATCAATCAATTAAAAATGGTTGCATTTGATTTCATACGCACTGGCAAGCACGAAGAAATTGGTTTGATCGCACAAGATATTGAATCGGTACTTCCGTCAGTGATTTCCAAAAATCCTGAAAAAGAAGATGATTACTTGCACATCGACTATGTAGCGATTGTGCCTTATTTGATTAAGTCTATTCAAGAGTTAAATCAAAAAATAGAAGAAATGGAGAAGATAGTAGCATGAATGACAACATGAACGATGTAGTAAATCAACTGATGCTTGATTCATTAACAAAAAAATTCGGAGCAAGTGTTCAAGACTCAGCGAGATTTGAGGCCCTTTATCTGTATGTAGCAAGTGAGCTGCATACGATGAAAGAGGTTCTTGAATACGACCCAGCTCTAAAAGAGCTATTTGAAGAAGTGAAAGGAAAAATGACAAATGGCAATTAGTAATTACGAACTAGCAAGCAAGCCTTATACACGAGGTTTGGGCGACAAGGCTGTGACGGTTGTTGAAGTCAAGCTTGCCGATGGCAGTCGCTACAGTACGAACATGCGTGAGCTTGCAGGAGACCGCACAGGCGATTCTGACGATGTTTTAATCAAGGCAGTATTAGATATTGTCAAGACAGAAATTGACCCATCTAGCGCAATCGTGCAAGCTCAGGAACAGCTTGAGAAGGCTAACAAAGACTTGACTGCTAACAAAGAGTATTTGGAATCTGTTTCAGCTATCACTGAAGTCTTGATTGCCCTGGCAATATCTGAAAATGGAGGCATGCCTACCAGTGCTTACGCAAAAGTAGCAGCGTTTATCAAGCCTTTTGTAAAAGACCGTCGCTATGTGAACGGAGACATTGTTGCTATGCCTTATCCGTTTGAAACCAATACTAAGTGGCCAAAGGGTACGCTGACCATCTTTAAATTTCAAATGCAACAATCAGAGGGCTATACATACAAAGAGCAAGCGCTCTCTGATATGCTGCAGCAAGGTGTGTTGACCGTGGTCATGCCTAGAATCGATTAAGGAGATAGTATGACATGGGTTGAACTTTTTGAAAAACTAGTGCATTCAATCACTCAGCTTGCACCCACAATTGGAGTTGTTGCGACTGGTTGGTTCGGCATGCGAGCCAGTAAAGCAGGTCACCTTAACCAAGAACAATTCAAGGAGCTGAAAGGTGAATTGAGCACTATTCATGCTATTGGTGAGGACAATAAGCAAAAAATAACTGAAGTGAATGAAAAGTTAATAGTTCATGATGAAGCGCATCTGGTGACCATGTATCTACGATTAGAACGTGATATCACTGTTGCCCTCAAGCGTGGTTATACAACAGTTCATGAGTCGGATATTATCCATAAAATGCACTCAAGCTACAAGAAACTCGGAGGCAACGGGCGAATTGATGCCCTATTTAACAAATTTGTAAATTTAGAAATTACGGAGGAAAACACAAATGCAACAAATCAATGAAATTTTAATCAATGGAGCAATCAGCATCCTAGTCATTCTACTAGGCATCGCAGTCAAGGCAGTCAAGGACTACCTTATCAAAAAGGGTGGTGAAAAGACCATCAAGATTGTAGAAATCTTGGCTAAGAATGCGGTCAATGCCGTGGAGCAGGTCTCAGCCGAAACTGGTTTTAAAGGCGAAGAAAAACTGGAGCAAGCCCGTACGAAAATTCGTGCTGAACTTACAAAGTACAATATCAGCATGACAGATAAAGACCTTGATACGTTTGTCGAGTCTGCAGTTAAGCAGATGAATGAAGCTTGGAAAGGGGAGTAATGATGGTAGAAATCATTAACCATACAATCTTCAACGGAATTGCAGGTTCTCGTCCAACTGAAAAACCAAAATACTACATCATGCACAATGATGCGGGTTCTATGAGTGCTGAAAGTTATGTAAACTGGTTGCAGTCTCGATACGACAATGGCCAGTCTGAGCTTGGTTTTGCTCATTACTACATCACTCGTGATGCAATCGCTCGTGTCGAAGATACATATAATGGCACTTGGTCTGCAGCGAACTATGATGCTAACATGAACTCGCTCAGCTACGAAGTATGCCAGCAGTACAATTCGACGGATGCCGAGTTCATTGAAAATGAAAACATGGTATTGCGCCAAATGGCTGAAGATATGGCCTATTATGGTGATACTCCGAACTATTCAAATATCAAGTTCCACAATGAGTTTTCAAGTACCTCGTGCCCTGCTCGTTCCCTTGAATTGCACGGTGGCTACAATGACAGCTTGCGTGACTATGTGATTGCTAAAATCAAGCATTATCAATCCCTTGGTTCAACTGTTCAAGAGATGCTCGATAATGAGGGCGACCAAGAAGGTTGGAAGAAAAATTCGACTGGCTGGTGGTATGTCAATGCAGATGGTTCTTATCCAACAAATAAATGGCAGAAGATCAATAATGTCTGGTATTACTTTGATAGCAATGGCTACATGAAGGCTAACGCATGGCATAAGCATTCGGATGGGTACTGGTATTATTTGCTACCAAATGGCGCTATGGCCGCCGGTTGGGTACTTATCAGTAACAAGTGGTACTACTTCAAAGAAGATGGTAAGATGGCCACCGGTTGGGCCAAGTACAAGGAACATTGGTATTATCTCGATTACCAAAAAGGAGAGATGGTATCGAACGCATTTGTGAAATCAGCAGATGGAAAAGGCTGGTATTACCTAAAACCAGACGGCACAATGGCAGACAAGCCCGAGTTTACTGTCGAGCCAGACGGCTTGATCACTACTAAATAATTTTTTTAAAATAGAAAGGAAAATTTCTAAAATATTGTTCTAATTGTTTAACCGCAGGCTTATGCTTGCGGTTTTTTTGTTTGCTCTGAAAGTACTTTCTGAATTAAAAAAAGTTTAAATTTCTTTGTGTTTCTTGTTGACAGTATATAACAAATGTTATATACTATACTTGTAAGATAAATAAAAACAAAACGGAGGAACTTACAATGAAAAAACTTTACATCCAAACAAACCAATTCGCTAACGGTGAGCTTCAAGTTGAAAATACTAGCTATGAACTTTGCGATACGTTTAAAGAACTCTATTCAATTGCTTCAAACCTAGTTTCTGAAGATACATTGAACTTTGTTGAAGATAATTTTATTGAAAAAAATTACAAAGATGAATACAATGAAGTTTACGAAAACGATGGAGATACAGGCGAATTCGTATGCCAAGTCTTTGAAAACAAAGTCACTGAAGAACAGTTCAAAGAGTTGCTTGAACAACTTGAAATTACTTATACTGAATTTGACCCAGAAGAAGAACTTGCAAAATGTATTGCAAATAAAAACCGTAAATCTGAATTTTACGGTGACGGGTTGAAAGTCATTGCTGAATATCTTGAGAGCATTTCTCACGAAGATGCACTTGCAGTGGTTACTTATTACTATTTCTATTTCGGATATGGTTATGAAGACCAACTTATTTCAGACATCAAAGATGACCAAGAAGACGGTGTAAAATTTGAACACGTTGAACGTGCAGAAATCATCTAACAAGCAAATAACCCCCTCAAAAAATGAGGGGGTTTGTAAGATAAATAAGGCGGTAGAGTGACCACCTAGAAAGAGTATAACATGAAAGTAGATACAAATCAAATCGAGTGGCTATTGAAAAATGCAACAGGTTATCAAATCGCTAAAATTAGCGGTGTAGCTCAGCCTACAATCTCGGATTTGATCAATAAGAAGCGAAGTGTTGAAAATCTTACAATAGCAACAGGACATAGACTTACTGAAGCAGCGTACACTTTAAAGGCAAGTAAAAAAAATGAAAAAGATTGATTTAACAGGAGATGTTTATGGTCGCTTGTCTGTTATTGCTGATGATGGCTCAAGATCCAATACAGGGAGAGTCCTATGGTTGTGCGAATGCTCTTGCGGCAATAGAGTACATGTTCAATCTCAAAATTTAAAGAATGGTCGAACCAAATCTTGCGGATGCCTCAACGATGATAAGAGGCGAGAGAGGTTCAAAGACCTATCAGGAGCCGAAACGGATAACTTCAAGATTATTGATAGAGCATATTCTAAGAATCAGCGAGTCTGGTGGAATTGCATCTGCAAGCATTGTGGTCAGAGCGTGATTCTGAATAATAATCTTATCGACCATCAGACCTCTTGTGGATGCAGACGTGGAGCATCTAAGGGGTATATGGACTCTATTCGAGATCCTGAAAGCCGAAAATCTACGAAACCAACCGCTAGGAGTAGCACTGGTGTTCGAGGGGTCTATTTCAACAAGAGAAAAAAGAGATATGTTGCGTATATCAATGTTGACAAAAAATCAAAATACTTGGGCAGTAGCGTAGACTTAAACGAAGCAGCAACTATCAGACGAAAAGCAGAAATCGAATATGGGTATAAGCAGGAACCGTGACAATCATCACGGTTTTTT